ATTTCTATCCAGTAGAGGGTTTGTCGTTAACCCAGTAAAGATCAGTTGTGGCTTTACAAAATCTTTAGTTGAATTTTTATAAATTTATAAAGATTTATATCAAAGATGAACGATCAGCAAATAGGAAGTATATATAAAACGATAGAAGAAAATATATCTATTTCGTAAATATATAAATATCATATAAATATTTGAATTTTTATAAATATTAATATAAAAACAATAAAATTTTTATTGAAAATTATAAATAATTAAAATGATGATTAAAATATCAAAATTAGCAAAAGATCTTGGTGTTTCAAAGGTAACAATTTAAAAAATGATTAGATCTTCAAGACATATCTTAAAATATCAAAATCAAGGTAAAACTGATTGGCTTGATAAGTTATTTGATGATTATCAGAAAGAGCTTTGGTATTATATAGATCTAATACAAACTAATAAGCTTTCTTTAGATAAAAATTTAAGTTCTAAAGTTCTTCAAGGTAATCTTATTCATCATTCTCAATGGAAACAAAATATTTACAAACAAGCATCTGAAATTGTTAGATCTTGTAGATTAAAGAAAAAGAAAGTCAAACAGATTAAGTCAATTTCTATCAATCTTGACGAAAGACTTTTTGATATAGAATATCAAGAATCTGGAGAATTTAATGAATTTATTAAGATAAATCTTCCTTATTTTAGAAATAAAAGAAGAGCTATAACAATTAAAGTTCCTATCAAGCACCATAAACATTCTTTGAAATATTCTTCTTGGAATAGAAAGAAATCTGTTAGATTAAAGAAAATAGATGGAAAATATTTTCTTGATATTATCTATGAAAAACAAGCTCCAGATAAGAAATTAGAAGGTAATTCTATAGGCATAGATCAAGGATATAATAAACTTTATATTACATCTGATAATAAAGTTTCTAAGACAGATTTTAAAGCTCTTTATCTTGATATTTCAAGGAAGAAACAAGGTTCTAAGAATTTTAAACAGATTTTAATTGAAAGAGATAAACTGATCAATCAAGAAGTGAATGAACTTATAAAAGAAAATGATATAAAGACTATTGTCATTGAAGATTTGAAAAAAGTAAAACATAAATCTAAGTTTTCTAAGATTTTAAATAACAAGATGCAGAGATGGTCTTATAGTAAATTTACTAGAAAATTACAAAGCATTTGTGAGGAACAAGGTATCTGTTTAGTGAAGGTTTCACCAGCATATACCTCTCAGAGATGCTCAAAATGTGGGGCTATACATAAAGAATCCCGGAATGGTGATAGGTATTTATGTATAGTTTGTGGATATTCAGATGATGCTGATTTAAATGCAGCTAAGAATATCTTACATAGAGGAGTTTATAATCCCTCTATCATCAAGAATCAGAAATAATAAGTTTATTAAAATTTATTGTTTTGGATAATTTATAAAACTCTAAATAGGATAAGGATTATGAATGTATCAGCAATATTAAATAATGAAAGTGTTACTATAATAGATATCGATGTCGATGGAACAGAGATTTATGTTTCTTACGTAGATGCTTCAAATAATTTGAACATTACTAAGAAATTTCTTGATCCAAAAACAAATTATACTACTATAGCGACAAGTGCTACAATTACTACAATTAACTAAGGATTACAAGTTTAATTATGTCAAATAATGAACAGATTAAAAATATTGATACTATTTTGACATATATTTTAATTAAGAAACTTGTTACTCCTATAGTAAAGACTCAAGCATATAAATTTGGTTTAGTTGATGTTACTGGTAAGGTAATTAAAGAACCAACTAATCCTGCTGAAGAAGTTGCTTTAACATCTCTTGATAAGATAGTATTTAAATTGAAAAGAATGCTTGGGAGTAAATTACTGATATTGAATAAATTTATTTATTTACAAACTATAAATAATGCTGTATATGATAAACTTATGGTTAAGGGTAGTATTTTACAACGTACTGAAGTTAAGAGAATAGTTAAAGATCTGTCTACAATTCAAGAAAAATATGGAAAAGATGTTGATGAGATTATTTATTCTCTTTTAATAGAAACTTTAGAGGATGATTCTAATGATAAAGAAAGGATTGAAGAGTAATAAAAAAAGACTTAAAAAAGAAGAATGTGATGGTGTAATAAATACTGCATCTATGGCAGGAACTGCATATGATTCTTCAGCTAATGTATCTACTCCAGTGTTTGGAAATAATTCTGCATATGTTCCTTCTTATTTTGGTATGACATCCAGATATGGTGATTATAAAAAGAAGAGAAAAAAGAAAAATAGAAGAAAGAAAAATGAAAGTTTGAGTTATAAAGACTATATTGATGGTTTTTTAAAGGAGTAAATTTATGTCAATATTTGATAGATTTTTTTCGTTTAATCCGTTTGCTAGATTTTTTAGTCAGGTTGATGATAAAGAAAGAAAAAAAGAAGAACAATCGATTAAAAATTCTCAAGGTGTGAGTGAAGTAGAACTCCAGTTAGTAAATTCTTATAATGCTCAACAACAAAATTATGGGGTTGGTGTAGGTGGTATTGTTTACACAGGAGTTATGTGGGAACAATATTTAGCAAATAAGGTTGCAAGAATTCTCAAATATCGTGAGATGTCTTTTTTTCCTGAAATTTCTGATGCAATTGATATGATTTGTGATGATGCTATTTCTCCAGATTCTACAGGTAACATACTTCATTTAGATTTTAGAAAAGAAATTCCAAGACATATAGAAGAACAAATTACAGATCTGTGGGATTATCTCATTAATGAAGTATATGCTTTTAATGATAGAGGATGGGAATTATTTAGAAAGTGGTTAATTGATTCGGAGTTATATGTTGAATTGGTTCTTAATGATGAAGGAAACGAAATAATTGATATAAAGGTTTTATCTCCATTAACAACCATGCCTATCTATACTGATAATAAAATTACCGGATTTGTTCAAAGTCTTTCTAATGTAATGATAAATGCTACAGATAAGAATAGTCAAAATACTACAATTAATTTTGATAGAGATCAAATTGCTTATTCAAATTATGGTTTATATGTTGAAGGTATGGATGTTAGAGGTTATTTGGAATCAGCAATTAGAACATATAATCAACTTAAGAATTTAGAAGATGCTTTAGTGATTTATAGATTGTGTTTAGATGGAGAATCTAGGGTAAGAACAGAAACTGGATGGAGTTATATTAAAGATATTAAAGTAGGAGATATAGTTTATTCTTATAAAGATGGTAAAACTATAAAAACTAAAGTTACAAAAATTTGGAATAATAGAAAGAAAAATACTGTTAGAATTAGAAGTAAACATAATGAATTAATTTGTACAGATGATCATCCAATTCTGGTAAGAAATAATAAGACTGATACCATAGAATATATTGATGCAGGTAAATTAATTACTAAAACTCATCAATTAATAAATTCTTCTAAGGAAATATATGAGGAAGAATATGTTAAAATTCCAAGAATTGTTGGAGAAGAATTTGTAAAACTAAAAAATAATGATTTTATTAGAAATTTAAAATGTGATAATAAAACAAAATTAGTTAAAAAAATTGCTAAAGAAATTGACTATTCATATGGTAGGATATGGCAATTTTTATATACAGAAGGAAAAGCGATTCCTAAAGATAAAGGAGAATTAGTTTGTGAGAAAATAGGAATTAGTAAAGAATATTTGGTTTATGTTAATAAAGGAGAAAATAATTCTGAAAGAATCGATTTACCTGAATATGTAAATGAAGATTTTGCTAGATTATTTGGATTTCTTATTGGTGATGGATTTATTGATAATAAGAGTATCGTTTTTGCTGAAGGAGAAAATGGAGATATCAACATAAAATATTCAAATTTATTGAAAAAATATTTTGGAACGTGTGAATTATATACACCTAAAAACAGAAGATATGGAAATTATAAGACATGTTCTTCTGTGGGAGCAAAGATATTTGAGAGTTTGGGATATATTAAAGGTGCTCATAATAAAAGAATTCCTAAATGGGTTTTTACTGCAAAAAGATCTATTAGACAAGCATTTATTGAGGGGTTGTCTGATGCAGATGGATGTGAAAGATATACCAATAAGGGAACTTGGTTTTCTACAATAGAATCGTGTAACAAACGATTAGTAGAAGATGTAAAGGAGTTATGGTCATCGATAGGATTATGTTCAGGATTAATCAGAAATAGATCAAAAAATAAAAAATTTAGAAAGAGTTTGAATAGGTTTATTGGAGAAACTGAAAGTTGGTCAGTGACTCTGACTAAGTTGCAACTTAATGATTATGAAAATATTTGTTCTGTTGAACAATTTGAAGAAAGAACAGTTTATGATATAGAGGTAGAATCAGATGAACATAATTTTATAGTTAATAATATAACAGTACATAACTGTAGAGCACCAGAACGTAGAGTTTGGAATATTGCAGTTGGTAGAATGCCAAAAGGTAAAGCAGAAGAATACATTAAAGGAATGATTCAGAGATATAAGAAAAGAATTATATATGATCCAGAAACAGGTGCGATGAATTCTACACAGAATATTCAAGCATTGACTGAAGATTTCTGGTTTGCTAAAAATGAAAGTGGTGAAGGTACTACTGTAGAAACTATTGGTGGTGGAATGAATTTAGGAGAACTTGAAGATGTTAATTATTTCTTGAAGAAACTTTACAAGATACTTAAACTCCCACGTTCAAGATGGGATGATTCTGCAGGAGTTAATTATTCTTCAGGTAAATCTGGTGATATTTTAAGGGAAGAATTGAAATTTACTAGGTTTGTTGAAAGACTTCAAAAAAGATTTTCATATATCATAATGTCATCTTTTATGACATTGTTGAAAATCAAGGGTATCGATGAAAAATATATTGATGAAGGAATGTTTAATATAAAGTTTAACTCATCAAATCTATTTAAAGAATACAAAGAAATGGAAATAAATGAATCTCGTTTTGCTTTACTTGCATCTATAAATGATTTCATTTACGATAAAGAAAATAATCCGAAAGGATTCTTTGCTCCTGAATTGGTTATTAAAGACATTATTATGTTCTCTGATAAACTTTGGCAGAAGAATGTTGATATGTTAGAAAAATTAAAGAATGTTCCTGAAGAAGAAGGAGTTAAAGGTCAATCATCAGAGATGGGAATGGGTGGTGGAGATATTAGTGGTGGTTTTGATTTGGGTGGTGGAGAAAATTTAGGTGGTGGAGAAAATTTAGGTGGTGGAATAGAACCAGAACCTGAACCAACAACTCCAGAAGGTGGAGAATTGACATCACCAGCAACAACTGCTCCAGAATCGATTTTATTTGATGTTGGAGATTCTACTAAATCAAGTGATTTATTTACAAGTTGGTTAGATGATGATAATTCTATAAGAGATAAATTTAATAATAGAGATGGTTTTATAAATAATATAGGAAATGTTTAAGTAAGTTTTTCAATAAAAAAATATAAATATATTTAGGTAAAATATATGAGGAGGTATTTATGTCTATTATAAAAAAAGTATTAGATGGTAATTGGGTAGAACTTCAATCAGAATTCGAAAAACAAATTGCTGACAAAATATGGAGTAAAGTACAAGATAAAAAAATTGATGTACTTGCTAAAATCAATGGTGTTACCAGAGAGAAAATGGAAGAAGTAATGTCTGTAAGTAAGTAATTTATTTAGGATATTTTAGGAGATTAAAACTATGAAAGTTCTTAGAGAATATGTAGACTTCAAGGATATATCTGTCATTGTAGAAGATGCAGAAACAGAAGTTGAAGGAGATAAAAAGAAATATTTCAAATTGAAAGGTGTTTTTCTTCAATCTGAGACAAAGAATAGAAATGGAAGAATATATCCCAAGAAGATTTTAGAAAGAGAAGTTATTAAGTATAACGAAGAAAAAATCAAAACCAATAGAGCTGTTGGTGAAATGGATCATCCAGAATGTAATTTGTCAAAAGATTTTGATGTTTTGACAAAGGAAGGTTGGAAAAGTTTTGAAAATCTTAAAGTTGGCGAAGAAGTATTAACTTTAAATGATGAAGGTAATATCGAGTTAAATTCTATTGAAAGAATAATTGTTGAACCGTATAAAGGTTATGGATATTATGTAAAAGGTAGAAATATAGATTCAGCATTTACTCCAAATCATAGATTTCTTTTGAAAGATAGATATGGAAAATTAGTATATGTTACACTTGAAGAAATATATAATAATAGAAATAAATATAATAAACATTCTATTGTAAAAAGAGGTAATTGGATTGGTGAAGATGTTGAAAATATAGTTATAAATGGTTTATCAGATGAAGAATATTATTCTAAGAAATATTGGCAATTTAATAATAATGTTAAAGAGGATTTAATAATAGATACTTTAACTTTTGTTCAATTTTTAGGAATTTGGTTAGCAGAAGGGCATTATTCAAAAGAAAAGTATATTGTAAAAATTACTCAAAATAAAGGTGAAGATTGTGATAAAATTGAAGAGATGTTGAATAAATTTCCTATTAAATGGAGTAAATCTTATAGAAGTGATAAAAAGGTAGAATTTTTTGTTTCTGATATTAGACTTTGGAAGTATGTATCTCAATTAGGTGATTGTTATTCTAAATATATTCCATATGAAATTAAACAACTTGATTCAATATATTTAAATGAATTAATTGAATGGTTTATAATGGGTGATGGTAGAAATCAAATAAATGAGTATAGTTTAATATCAAGAAGAAATTTATTTTCAGTTTCTAAAAAATTGATAGAAGATTTACATGAATGTTTAATTAAATCAGGTGGTTGTGGTAATTGGCAAATAATAGAACCTGATAAAGATTATATATTTGCAGATCATTTAATTAAGGCAGAAAACAAACATACACTTTATCAACTTTCTATATCAACTTCTGATGCTATTTATTTAGATGAAAGATTTTTAAAAATTGAAAAGGTTGAACATGATGGTAATGTTTATTGTTTAACTGTGAAGAATTCTAATTTTTATATGAAAGAAAATAATAAAGCGTTTTGGACTGGTAATTCACCTCAAATCAATCTTGATAGAATATCTCATGTGATAGAGTCTTTAATTATGGAAAATGATGATGGTGTCGGAGTATTACGTTTGATTGATACTCCTATGGGTAAAATTGCTCAGACATTAGTATCTGAAAAGATATTACTTGGTGTAAGTACAAGAGGGGTAGGATCGTTGGATGGAGATATAGTAAAGGAAGATTATTCTCTTATAACTCCAGCAGATTTGGTATTTGATCCATCTGCACCTAAAGCATTCGTTGAGTCTGTTTTAGAGAATAAGGAGTGGATTAGAGAAGGAGATCAATGGGTTAGTATAGCTATTGATAAACTACAAAAAACAGTAGATAAAAAATATTCTAATTCTAAAGAGGTTTTAAACTTTCTTATTAAAGATTTTTTGAATGATATTAAACATAAAATTTAAAATATATTGATTTTTGTGTATTTTTGTTTTGTAAAATTATAAATAATTATAACAATTTGTAAGGAGGATATTTTTATGGACATAACAGATAAAATTAAAGAAATATTATCTGAAGAAGATCTTAAAGTTTTTGAAGAAGCACTTGAAAAGATGATTAATGAAAAAGTTGAAGAAAAGGTTTCTTTAAAAGAAGAAGAACTTAAACAGAAGTATGAAGAGATTTCAGAAAAATATGTAACTGAAGAAGTCGAAAAAAGACTTACAGAAGCAAAAGTAAAGTTGGTTGAAGATTACGATTCTAAATTGACAAATCTTGAAAAGAAAGTCGTTTCTAAGTTGGATTCTTTCTTTGATCATGTTATTGCTGAACAGATTAGTGATCAGATGATTGAGAAGATTGCAATTAATGAAGCACTTTTACCAGTTGTAGATGGAATAAAGAAAGTGTATTCTGAGAATTTTATTGAACTTAATTCAGATAGTTCTAAGAAAATTGCAGAAGCAAAAAGTAAGATTCAGAAACTTGAAAAACAACTTTCAGAATCTATGGCAAAATTAATGCAATCTGAAGAAAGACTTGAAAAGACTGCAACATATCTTTTGATTTCTGAGAAGACAGAAGGAATGCTTCCTTCAGAAAAAGAGAAAGTTGTAAAACTTTTTAAGGATAAACATTTCACAGAAGTAAAAGAAAAGATCGATACATTTGTAGGTATGCTTAAGGAAAGTACAAAAAGTACTCCTAAAGTAGAATCTAAAAAAGTTCAGAAGAAGAAAATTCTTGATGAATCTGTAGATGTAAATGATAATGTAGATCCTAAGAAAGTTGTAGAACAACCTAAAGTTGTTAAAGAAGAAGTTGAAGTAAATAGTACAACTAAATTAGCAAATAGATATATGTAATTTTTTAAGTAAAATTATATAAATAATAATTGGAGTAAAACTTAAAGAAAGTTTTTTATTAAAAATAAGTAGGAGGAAAACTATGATTTCTAAGAAAGAATTAGTAAAGAAATGGGAATCTGCTGAAGGCAAGATGAGTATTAAGGATATAGCAGATCCATATTTAAAAGAAAATCTTGCACAGCTTTTGGAAAACCAAGAAACAAAAGATTTTAATGGACAAGAAGTCTTTTTGTCAGAATCATCTGATGGTGTTGTAAATGTTGGTCAGTTGGCATCAGATGGTCTTTCAAATGGTGTAGCGAGTTTAGATGCTTATAAATTTAGACCAGTTGCTCTTGCACTTGTAAGACGTGCATTTCCTGATCTATTTGCAAATAAGATTGTTGGTGTTCAGGCAATGTCTACTCCTGTAGGTCTTGCTTATGCTCTTCGTGTAGTTTACAATGATGGACAAAATATTGAAGCAGCTTGGGATAAAATTCCTGAATATGCAGGTTTCACAGGATCAACAAGATATACATCAGCAGTTCTTAATGCTCCTAATGGTACTGGTGCATTGTCTGCTACAGTAGGTGCAACAGGTATTTATGATACATCTGCAACAGGTGTTGTTACAAGTGCAGGTGAAACATGGCAGATTGCAGGAACAAGTGGAACTCCAGAATGGCCTCAACTTAAATTGAAGATTGATCAAATAGCAATTGAAGCATACACACGTAAACTAGCTGCTTCTTTCTCTTTGGAAGCCGCACAGGATATTCGTGCAATGCATGGAATTGACATTGAGAGAGAAATGGTTAACATTCTTCAGTATGAAGTTACTGCAGAACTTGACAGAGAACTTCTTTCAAATATTAAAAATGCAGCTATAGATACTGCAAACGGTGGAGAAGTTATATCTCCTATCGATTTGACAGGTGGTGGAACTGGTATTGATGGTAGATGGTCAGGTGAAAAATATATGAATATTATTTCATCTATCATATATTTCTCTAACAAACTTGCTATTACTACACGTAGAGGTCCAGGAAACTTTGTTGTTGTTTCTCCTGCTATTGCTTCTGCATTGCAGTCAGCAGGTCATCAGTTTGTTAATTATTCACAGAATGTAAATCCAGCAACAACAATGAGTGCTATTGGTAAACTTAATGGTACTATTGAAGTTTATCGTGATCAGTATGCAAAGACTGAGTACGCTCTTGTTGGATATAAGGGTCCTGGAATCTCCGATTCTGGTGTTATCTTCTGTCCTTATATTATGGGTCTTACTAATAGAGCTATTAGTCAAGATGATTTCAGTCCAAGAGTAGGTGTTATGAGCAGATACGCTATCGTAACAAACCTATTAGGTGCAGGACGTTATTACAGGTTAATTCCGTTCTACAATGTAAACAAACTTATTGCTGGTGCTCAGTAATAATTAGTTTCATAAGTAAATTAAAGGTCAGGTGTTTAAAACATCTGACCTTTTTTATTTTCTTGACTTTTTAGGAAAAAAAATATCATATTGTTTAATATTTACAAGTATTTTGAAATTTTGAGGTATTTAGATATGAATGATATTAAATGTAAAATTTGTAATAAAATTTTTAAAACAAATCGAGGATTATCTCTCCATATTGCTCAATCACACAATTTGAATATTAAAGATTATTATGATCAATATATTAAATTAGATGAAGATGGAAAATGTTTAGTTTGTGGTAAAGAAACTAATTTTAAAAATATAACATATGGTTATTTTAAATATTGTTCTTCTAAATGTTCTGCCAATAGTAATGATACTATAGAAAAAAGAAAACAAACTAAATTAAAAATATATGGCAATGAAAATTATGTTAATGCTGAGAAATCATCACAAACGTGGAAAAATAAATCAAAAGAAGAAATAGACGATATAGTAACTAAGAGATTTGATACACATAAAGAAAAATATGGTGTAAAGTTTTTTACAAATAGAGAAAAATTCAAACAAACGAGTTTAGATAAATATGGAATTAAATATTATACAAATAGAAAAAAATATAAAGATACATGTATAAAAAAATATGGAGTAGAAAATACATTTCAAGTACAAGAGTTTAAAGATAAAAGTAAAGAAACTATGCTGGAAAAATATGGAGTAGAACATCCTTCTTTTTCTGATGAAATTAAAAATAAAACAAAAAATACATTAATGAATAAATATGGTGTAGATTCCGTTACAAAAGTTGAATCTGTTAAAACTAAAATAAAAGAAAAAATATTTAATGATACTATGGATAAATTGAATATTTTTTTGAAAGAAAATTATGATAGTTTGGAATTAGTAAAATATGAAGATTATAATAATATATATTTAAAATGTAAAAAATGTAATAGTATTTTTAAAATTCAAAAACAGTGTCTTAAGTTAAGATATTTAAATGGTGTAGACGTTTGTTTTAATTGTAATCCTATTCATAAAAATTTTTCTTTAAAAGAAAAGAAAGTTGTAGAATTTATTAAATCCATTTATTTTGGTGAGATAATAGAGAATAAAAAAGTATCAGATTATGAGATTGACATTTTTATTCCAGAATACAGTTTGGGAATTGAGTTTAATGGATTATATTGGCATAGTGAAGTTAAAGTTGAAAATACATATCATTTGAAAAAAACTAATATGTGTGAGAATGAAGGTATACATTTAATACATATTTTTGAAGACGATTGGGATTATAAAAGTAATATTGTTAAATCCAGATTATTGAATTTGTTGAATAAATCTAATAAAATATATGCTAGAGAATGTGATATTAAACAAGTAAGTTTTGTGGATACTGATGATTTTTTAAATAAAAATCATTTACAAGGAAATTGTGTAAGTAAATATAGGTATGGATTGTATTTCAAAGATGAATTGGTATCTTTAATGACTTTTGGATCATTAAGAAAGAATCTTGGTTCTATTTCAGAAGAAGGAAGTTATGAATTATTGAGATTTTGTAATAAGTTAAATACATCTGTAATAGGTGGAGCAAATAAGTTATTTAAATATTTTATTGATCAAATAGATCCTAAAAAGATTATTAGTTATGCAGATAGATCTTGGACTATGAATAATGATAATTCTTTATATGATAAATTAGGTTTTGTAAAAGATGGAATATCAAAACCTTCTTATTCATATGTTGTAAAAGATATAAGAATAGATAGATTTATCTATAGAAAAGATATTCTTGTTAAAGAGGGATATGATCCCAATTTGTCAGAACATGAGATTATGTTAAATAGAAATATTTACAGAATATATGATAGTGGTAATATCCGCTACGTTTGGAATTCCTCAAGATAAACCAAATTTTTTCTTCCTTTTTTCTCCAATATTCCTTTTGATATGTGAAAAACTATAAATATAAGTAGTTATTGTTTTTCACTTTAAAAGGAATATGGTTATGAAAAATTTCAGATTGAAAGTAATTAATGTAGTAGATTTTCCTTATCCTTTACCTAAAGAATTGTTTTCTGGTAAACAAATTATTATTCCAAATGATAGAAGAGTATATGATATACCTTATTTTGATTTTCGTAATAATCAATTATCTGGAATTAGAATACTTGAAGTTTATGAAACAAATATTCAAGACAAAGTAGAAACTCCACCACAAGAAGAAAATAATATAATAAAAATAAAATTAGAAGATGATGAAGTAAAAAAAGAAGAGAAAATTGAAGAACCTAAAAAAGAAAAACCTCTTGCTGGTAAGAGAATTAAAAAAGAAAAGAAAAACGCATTAAGAAAGAAGTAATGGAAGGTAAAATATGGCAAGAATTCAAACGTTAGCACAATTTAGGGATTATGTAAAAAAGATGTGTGGAATG